ATCCTCAAAGAACCTATCACCTATGGTTCTCATGTCATAACACTCTGAACCTTTATCAAAGAAAGCAATCACATAACAAGTCTCTTCTGCGGAACCATTGCGTTGATTCCACTTGACGAGTTCATATTTGTTGTTGCATTTGCTCCAACGGAACTCTATGTTTCTGAATCTCATTCATCAATCTCCATAATTTCAATCACAGATTTGATTTTCTGCAAATCCTCAATTCGTTGTTCCGTAATGTCGTATTCTTCACAGTACCAATCAAGGTCAGGATTTTCTTGATTGGTTTCTTCACGAATGTCCCATTCAAGACACTGAAGATGCCCTTGTTGGTCTTCAATAAAGTAGTTGAGAGTATCAATAAGACTCATGGTTGTGGAGGAACAGGAGGAGGTGGTGCTACTGGTGGTAGTATAACGGGTTGTGGTGTGGTTGTTTGTATAGGTTGTACCACTTGCTCAACTGGTTTTTGTGTCGTTGCCTCTTCCAGTTTTTTCTCCAACTCCATCACCTTTTGGTCTAATGGAGACTGAGGAACTTCTTTTTGAGAATCTGCAAGTTTCCAACCAGTAGCACCGGCAGCAAAGATACTTGCAAGAGCAGCAAAAACAGAAACAGTTTTAGAAAAACTCATTCAATAACCTCCCAATGTGCGTCAGATTTATCACCAAATCGGTTTGTACCAGTTCTTGTACTCACCCAGAAGAAGTATTTACGATTTTCAGAAGCAAGGAACAATTCACCACCAGTATCCTGTTCTACAATACAAACAGGATTGTTGTCCATAGTATTAGCAAGACGATTCTTCGCTTTGCTGGACTTTGGTTTTACCTTGACTTTTCTCATTTTGAATCTCCAGTTTCAGTTTGCGAATACCAGTAATAAAGTAAGCAAAATCACGGGATTCGGTCACTCGTTTTTCCTCACCGCAAACACCACACTTACCATTCCAAACGGAAGAACAACCCACAGAATATACTCCATAGGTTTGCCCACAATCCATACAGGTGGTGCCTGCCTGTTCAAGTTTCTTCAGGAGTGCCTTCTTCTCTTTGAGAGTCATAGGTCTGTTTCGTATAAGAGTATTATAAGGCATCAAGACTCTTCAGGGTTTTCTGGTGTACCAGTTTCTAAAGTGTCCACATCTTCTACAAGGTCTTTTAGTCGTATCGTAAAACTTTCATCTATAGCAATCAGTTTCTCTTCACCTCTATCAATTCTATCACATAATTCCATCAAATATTCAAGAAACTCTTTGGGATAAGTTTCATCCATATTGATACTGCACCAGAACCATTGATAACATTCTTCGTATGGGTCGTCGTCTTTCAGTAGGGCATAGTCCTCATAGTTTCCACTGATAAGATCTCTCCACATCTTGAAGTTGTTCCACATCTCCCTCCAACCAGTCTGAAGGCAGTGTCCAAAATAATATTCAAACCAATTCAGTTTCGTCTTCATCTATCTCTTCCAGTCGTTCCCAATTCCAAGTGTACTCAATAAAACCAATATCAAACCCGAACTTATATGCCCAGAACATAATACTCAAAGCACTACCAGTTCCAGATTTGATTTGAATGTATGGCCAACCAGGAAAGTCATTCCAAGACACTGACGCCTGAAGAAGTGCCCATCGTTTGTTATGAAGAATTTGAACATACCATTCGTGTCCAAAGTCTTCGTGATGTCTAAAGGAGATAAGTTTCATTGATTAAGTTCCTCAGCAAGTTGTAGCATATCGTTCTTATCCAAAACGATCATATCGTTCTGTGCATTATACCACTTAACAGTTTCTGCTGCCACTCGGAGAATTGAAGCAACCAACTTTTCTTCTGTATCTGCTCCAGAGTTTCGCGCTTCCCAAATGGAGTTCATCAATGCTTGTGCTCTATCAGTCATTTTTATAATCATCCTCAAAATCAAACCATTCATATATAGAATTCATTGCACCCTCAACCACACAGTCAACCACAGCATCCTCATGTGGTTTCTCTACATGTTTATGAGCACGGTTATATCCATATCTTACGCCTTCTTCCAACGCCATTTCAAGAACTTTACGAAAGTTGGGTTTCATATCAATAAGGAAGTGACTTCAAACCATTCAAAACTTCTTGAAATCGTTCAGCACGACTCTTGTGGTGCTGTACATTCTCTTCAAGCACACTTACAATATCGTCCAGAACAACATCTACAGACGCATCAGTATCAAAGTATTTTTGGACTGCTTCGGCAAGGTAGCGCCGCCGACTCCATTCCATACTATAGGGTTTATAGTCCATAATCATAGTGTATATGTTGGTATTATAGGGTATCTAAAGCGTTTCGTCAACCCCGATTTTTTCTATCATACTGATGCCATTTGCACCATCCATCAGGTGAAATCTTGCCCTTTACAGCAGTACAAGCATTAGGTGGTCTCCACATATTGCAGTTAGAGCATTTCTCATTACCCTTTGGTTCATCAATGTAACCTGCTGTTGCTTTGGATGACTTTTCTTCTTCAGAAAGAAATTCATTGAATGACTTCATTAGTCTCTTTGCCTCCAATCGGTTTCGTCATCATCTCTCTTGAACCAATCGTGCAAATCTTCAGGAGAATCAAATCCACGAAGACCAAATCTTTCGTGTCCCAATCCACCCAAATCTAACTGATTCATGAAGTCATCCAAATCACCCTCAACCATATTAGGATTTTCTGCTTTTCTTCTTGCCTGACGAAGCATTGTTCCAGCAGAGCGATTTGCTTTTGCAAGTTTCTCTGCCCAAATCATATCTTCTAAACTTACTTCTTCATGAAGTACAATCTTCTCACAAATTGCTTCAAGACGCAGGCGATATTGTGTAGAAAGCATAGGTGTTACTGGATATAGGGTTATTTATTTTTATATTCGTTCATTAACTCCTTTGCGAGTTTCATAGAACGCCGCCACATTAGATACTTCACAATCGGATTCTTAGGATTATAAAGTATCCACCACTTCATTTTTTCATACTCAACTCTAAGCAATTGAGTAAGCATATAGAATGCTTTTGCTATTGATTGATCGGTAATAATCAGATAAGCAATGCAAAAAAATATAATGAAGTAGATATATGACGTACTCATTTTCTTAGAGTTTTCAAATATTCTAACACATTATCACGAACATACATCAACTCATTGTAACATTTCTGGTCGTGTGCTGCTTGCCTTAGTTCGGAATCTGGTTTATGAACCGATTCAATAAACAAGTCTAAACCACGATTCCATTGATCATTTGTCATCTTTTTTAATAGTTACAGGACAAAAGGGAATCGCCTTACGAACTTCTTGAATGATCTCCGATTTCTGAATCGGAGTTAGTCCAGTAACTTTTGTAAGACGATGAATGATACTCAAGGCATCAGCACAAGATATGGTTGTTGTAAGTAACAGAGATACCATTACCTTCTCCCATATTTGTAATATTTATTGGGTAAATCCCTTACTCTTAACCTTTTTTTTATCTTTGACGATTATAACATCTAAAAAATCTGGAATCTGTGAGTTTTGATACCAATACACCTGAACGTCCTCCCAATTGTCGAAAAATACCTTTTTGTTATTTTTCAGCACAACTTCGTAGTTGTGCCTATCATAAGGGACATCAGATGTGCAAGTAAATGTTTGAGTCATAGAAATTGTTTGAGAGATGCAACCGATGCACCTTTTGCGGACTTTTGAATGTAGGTTTTTGCGGACTTATAATTGTTGGCAGTATGAACCTGCTGACCGTTATGGAGAATTACAAACTTCTTTCCCCAGGGAACCGCTGCCCATTCTCCATTCTTACTCACATATCCGTTCGGATCTCCTGGTTTTGCATTCAGGAGACCTTCGTTTTGAATGTTCATCCGAATACTGCAGTCACACCAATCACTTTAGCACTTGGATTGCGGGCAAGTGCAGTACGCCTAGCATCCTGATAATCTTTTGCCTCTACGATCTCATCAAAGACCTTACCAGCAACAAACAGTTGAACTTTGCAGCGCATTGGGGGATTCCTCCTTGTGTTTGAGTATTGTAGGGCAGAATGATAGCAGAGTGAAGCAGAGTGTGCCAGTTTTAAGACCGTCTTTTCTTCCTCCATTCTCTCATATAAAGTGCGTGGGCGCTTATCTGCTCCTCTGGGAGGCGCTTTCCCTTGTTCCAAGCAGTTCTGCCCTTTAGAGAGTCTTTCATCGCTTGTAGGGTCTCTGGGGTGTGCCTGCGACCGTAAAAACCATTCATATCACCACTTCTCTTCTTACAATTTTCTTTATGCCTTTCAGTACCAAAGTATCCAGTATCTCCACCTGCTCCACCTTCACTTTTATTGTATAGAATGCCAGTTTTTATATCCTTCCTACCAAATACAGCAATCATATAAACTTCGTGCTTAAATGCGTCTTCTTCAGTTAAGTTATTTTTAAGGATAAGTATCCTTTCTTTTGGTGGAACAGTATGAATTCCGTGCTCAACATACGCACGATTTCCTTTACCCTTACCAACATAGTAGGGTGTGCCGTCTTCACGCAAATATGCGTAAGTGTAATATTCTTTCATTGTAATCAGGGGTATGATTATTTCTATTTATATGAGGACTTACACAAGTTTTATCACCCCTGACTACGCTTGATGCCTCATATATATCTATCGCTTGACTACACTATCAAGCATCTCACCACGACCGAAGACAGTATCAACAACATTCTGAAGTCGCTTTTCGGTGGAAATACCAACCTGAGAGTAAATGGGCACAACACACAAACCAAAGGTCTTACAATTACTACCCTTACGAAGCACTCGTCCAATAGTTTGGGTCATCTCAATCACATCCATATTACGGAGAAAAACCACAGTTTCCAACTCACTAATATTAATACCTTCACTCAATATGCTTCTATGGAGACAAACAAACTTTTTGTTAGAGTTTTTTCCCCAAGCATTAAGAGTATCAAAGAAAACCTCACGGTTGACTTTCTGACCGTCAATCACGGCACCAGTCTTACTGGTGATATAAAGATAAGAATATCCCATATCATTCAGTTGAGTAGCAAAATCAGTTTGCGACATCAAGTTGATAAGTTGTTTAGCACTCTTAACGCAAACAAGAACCTTGCTGGTGCTATTTTCTTGTAGAGTTTCTATAATATTGTTACAGTCACGGTCGGCAGAAATCTCATTTGCTTTAAGCACCTCAAACTTCTTTGCTTTAATAACTGGAGGAAGGATATAACCCTCTTCCACCAGTTTAGGAGCAGGAACACGGTAAATAATATCACCATAAACGGCAACATCATTCATCCCAGGCTTGGAAATAGTCGCAGAAGTCCGACGAGTAGCAGTAAAGAAATAGCAGCGGTCAGCATTAGCAGCGAAATGCTCCGTAGCAGGGAAAAAGTGACGCTGAACGCTGTTGTGTGCCTCATCAAAGTAAATGGTATCAACTTGAATGTCTGCCTGCTGCAGACGCTGCAGGGAGTTATAGGTGGTGAAAATCAGTTTGCTGCCACGAGTCTGATCAACCCAGTTGCGGATCTCACTGGGGCGAGTAGTGCTAAAATGATGAGTTTCACCAGAATGCAAATGTGCAACGGAAGCGTTAGTGATAAACTCAAGAAACTCACTAGACAACTGCTCTGCAAGAAGAATTCTTGGACAGACAACAACAACAGTCTGCTCCTGAGAGTGGGAAAATTGGCGAATGGTATCAAAAATCATTACAAGAGTTTTCCCAGCACCAGTCGGCATAATGAGTTGACCAAGTTGATGCTTTTCCATAGCAAGCAAACCACGTTGCTGGTGAGGTCGGAGTTGAATCACAGGTCTCATCGCGTATGAAACTATTATAGCAGAAAACCGCCCCTGGT